AATTTACTCCATAATTTGAGAGATTACGACGTTTGTATGGTATTAAATTTTTACCTCTCTGCGTAAGAGCAACAGTAGATACATCAACATAAGGAGTGTAATCGGTTGCAGTAGTTCCACGTTCAAATTGAGGTTTAACTACCAAATTGTTAAAGACCGCACCCGGAAGTATATATAAGACTATTCGTGTGATTTTTTGTCCTTTCGACACATTATACTGTGGAGTTTCTTTGCCAGAAACACTAATACCTCCATATTTGTTGTCAATAAATGCTTGTAAATAATATGTTGTAGAAGTGCCTGTTGATGTACCCGATAACGTATATACTCCCTCTATGGCACTAATTGGACTTTTTAAAAATGCCACATTAAACTCCCCTGTTGCAGTTCCGTTTAACGTTATACTGCCGTCATCATTAACTATAAGTGTAACTCCTTTTAAGGTTTTCTCTGTGGCTCCGCCGAACCAACTGTACGGATACGGAATTAAATTCTTGCTACTAACCCTTACATTCATTTCGTGTTCAATAGGAGAACTGTCGTCTATTCTTACAGCGTTTTCTCCTGTTACTTTTCCTTTAAGAGCGTTAGCATAATTTTGTGCTATGTCTGTTTTCTGTGCCGATGTAACATCATATACTGCTTTGGCTGACGGATATTGAACGTCAGTAGAACTACTGGATATACTTTTTACCTTATTAGCTATATCCTCACCGCCGCTAAGGTTTTCAGCTATTCCACCTGTTTCTTTTACACGGTATACACCAGGTAATACAGAGCCTAAATTATATGACTTTGTTGTCGGCGGTGTTTGCGTGTTGCCTTCATACAGAGATATAAATGAGCCGTCAGAGGTGCACCTGTCAAGATACATTGTGCCGTCCTCTATATTAAAGTCTATCTGTCTATCTTGTGCAGTTGCCGCTGAATTTGAGCAAGCACAATTTAAATTGTATGACATTGTGCCGGGGTTTACGTCTGCAATATTTGGGCCTTTATTCTCATAATATTTGCCGTTTATACGCGTAACAATACTGCCTTCGTGTGCTGTTGAGCCATTGTCGCTACCAGTGCTTTCATTATCACCGTTGTGATGTCCACTGCAATTCCATTCAACGCCTATTGCAGGTTGATTGTCGGTTGATTTTTTATAGCTGAAACCGTCCCTGCCATTTTCGTATGCTTCGCAGTTATCTAAACAAGACCTACCGCCTAATGACATAAATCCGTTCTGTTTAGCATATTTGAATGTGCAGTTTTTTAACAATACGGGGCCAGCATATGACTTGTTTAAGCAGGCAGCTTGCCCACCAAATACAAACTCTATGCCCTCACAATACACCATAGTGTTTATTGTTGCACCTACTGCGTTAAGAGATACAAGAATATCATATCCGGGAGCACCACTATATCCGTCGGGAGTATTCACATACACTGTATCGCCGTCAATGAAGTATGTGCCGTGCGTTGATTTACATATTTCCAAGGTTGGTGGGGACAATAATTCTGAAAACGCACTGCCGTCATCATTTGCTTGCCATACTGAAAATGCCTGTGAACGTGTGGTTTTATATGTCGTGCCCTCTACAAGCGTCCAAGTCAAAGAACGGTTGTTATCTGCGTTGCAGAATGAGGGCAATCCTGCTCCACCGTCAAAACCGTATATATGGACGGTTTTATTTTGGTCGAAACCTAACTGGTTACGAGGGTAATAGCCACCGACTACCCATATCGTATCGCCGTCTTTTGCCTTTTTCATTGCGTCGCTGGGGAATTTAAGTGCGTTTTCTACACTTAAACCGTCATTTGACGAGTTGCCCCAACCATAAGCTACGTAATAATCAGTCGTGACTTTATTTTTGGTGTAATCTTTCCAAGCCTTATCAATGCTGAAAACTGGTACATATGTTCCACCAATATCCAATATTTTTGAAACATCACCCGAATTAGGAACTCGAATTGTGCTAATAATTCCAGTTTCAATCTGTCGACGTGGTTCAATAGCACTGCTATATACACTTTTTATATTATCAGCGGTTAAATCCGATTTATTTGCTTTTTCGGTTAGTTTGTGAATAACATTGCTTGTCAAATCACCTGCACCGTTATATTCTTTATGTTCAAGAGATACCTCTTTTGCAGTAATGTTAAGTTTATCTTGTGTTGCTTTGCTCGGTGTTGCTGTTTCATCAGTCAAAGTAAATGTTTCACAACTAAGTTTTGCCGCTTTATCATCACCGTCGCTCGTTGTTTTTGTAATTGAGATATTTTCATCAGATACTAACGTTCGTGTAGATGCGCTCCCTCCTGTGCCGGGGTTAATTTTTTCTGCGTTCACACTTACCTCATTTGGTGACAAAATTGAAAAATGAACGTTTGCTTGTTCCGTACTGTCCACGTAGCTCATTTTCTCTGCTGTCATATTGGCAGTCTTTGTGATATTTTTAGCTATTTCTAACTTATCTTTTGTTAAAGTAGAACCGTCTGTTACTTTACCGGGCGCAGAACCGTTAAGGGTTATTTTCTGCATATCATCGGTAAAACCGTTGCTATTCTGCGGAATATATATACCTTTTTCAAGGGATATTTCTGCAACAGGCTCGTTTTCAACTTCATCGTTGAATATTATGCCTTTGCCTGTGACAGTTATATCGTGTTCTCTATCCTCTTGCGTTACCGCTTTGATGGATTTAAAAGCGGTGTCGGTGTTTTTTGCCGTTACTTCTGGTGACAACTTGTCACCGTTCACTGATTTATCGGCAAGTTTAGTACTCGTTACAGCTCCGTCAGCGATTTTGTCAGCAGCTACGGCTTTATCATATATTTTGTCGGTCAGAATAGAATTATTGTCTATGTGACGCCAATTAACAGAGCCAGGCTCAATTTTGTCAGACGTAACCGAACCATCTGCTATCTTCGCATTTGTTACACTGCCGTCGGCAAGTTTTGCCTCATTTATAGCTTTATCTGCTATCTTTGCATTTGTTACACTGCCGTCGGGGTGGTCTAATTCGGCGGCAGTTTGGTGGATTTTCAAAGCACTTTCTAACTCAGCCTCTCTATCTTTAATTTCTGCCACACTTTTAAGCACGTTATCCAATATCGGCGTGAGGTTTTCAGCTGGAACACTGTCTCCGTTTCCTTCGACTACATACGCCACAACCTCACAAGCCGTCAATACAGTACCGGCATTATCCACAAGCGTTAAATGGAAAATCAAGTCGCCAACCACCGAATACATACTATTTGCAAGTACGCATATCGCCTTTGTGCCCTCCGTGATACCAAGGTCTGTTACAACCTTGCCGTCGGCACGCTTAGCAGTTACTTTAAAATTGCACCCGTCAAGCTCCCACGGCGTTTCAAATACAATACGGTATGCATTGACGTCACCCGTTACAAGTACCGCATCGGTGTACCTTGCAAATTCGCTGCTGTACTTTACCGTTATATCTTTATACATAAATTTACCTCCCTACATAAATGTTACTTTAATATTTGAATAAACCGCACCACGGCTCACATATATTCTTACAGTCGAGCCGGTAATTCTGAAAATGAGGCTCGCCGTTACAGTTGTAGTACCGCCAAAGGCAAAATCAAGGTCTACATATTTGGTATCAGCATTATCAACAACCGATGTGTACGTATAATATCCGCCTACCGCCTCCAAGTATATATAATTGAAACTGTGGTTAACAGTGACAGTGTCCACGAGCCGCTCCGTTTCATCACTTGCATTACCAATATACGGGACGGTCAAATTCTTTGATGTATACATATTGCTTTGGTTTGCCGCCAATTTCACTTTGGCAGTTGCGAATTTACGGGTATCCGTAACGCTCCCGTCCGTTCCTATTGTTGCAAGCGATACACTGTCTGTATCTCCTTTTTCGGACGATACGTTTATATTTATCTCGTTTGTCACAACATTATGGAACACATACACATAATTTACTTCTCCTTCCGCCGGTGTAATTTGAACACCATCGGAGTCGACTATAATAAAAGAACCGTCAGGCAGCCAACAAGTACCCGGAGATACTTTGTATGAGTCGCCATACTTTTTCACCATACAGCTATCCTGTTCCACTATATCAACTCCGCTTGATGTTACATTTGAAATTTCGTTTGCCACATCTGCTATCGTTGTACCGTTAAATGTGCTGACGCCTGATGAAATCAAATGGGCAAACACCGAATTAAAATCATCAGTCCCATATTTAACGCTGTCGAGAAAATATCCTTTGTACGCCAATGTCATCACCCTTTCAACATTTTTCTCAATATATTATTTGTGCTGAATATCGGAGTAATTAACGTGTTACAGTGAGAATATTCCTCTCTTACCCCGATTATTTGTTCGTCAACGCTTACAATATCGCCAAAAGCAGTTATTTTTGAGATTATCATATCTCCTAAATTCCAGTCGGTCTTATACTTGTAACGCTGATTTGCCGTGCCGGACACCGTTTCCGTTGGTTTGTTTTCTTCGAGATACGCAATTCCGCCGTCCTCTACCTCCTCAACATCATCACTGGATATATTGGTGTAACTTTCAAGACGCATAAAATGCTTTTCGAGTTCCTCGGACGGTTCTGCGTGAATATACTGTTCTTCGTCATCACCGTTTGCGCCCACATATACAAGATTACTTGCGCTAAGCCAATCCTCCGTATATTCGGACTCCGAGATGGTTTTGTATTCCCTGCAAAAAACGACCGGCGCATTCTCTGTTTGAGAAACGGTACGGTCGGTGCCCGCAAAAATGTCAAATGTAAACTTTGCATTTTTTTCGTCAAATGTAATGTCATATCCGAATTTTGAAATTTTACACAGCTTTTCGAGTTCTTCGTCAAGTTTTGTAAATTTTGCCTGCCAACATATGCGTTCGCCCCTGTTTTGGTTCACAGCACATACCAGGTTCGGAATTTTGCGCTTTGAGTCACTCGGATTGACGCATTGTGAGTCTACATAGTGTTTAATTACGGTTTCTGCATTGCCTTTAATTCTATCGTATGAGTCAATCGGCTGGGGCTTTGTTTTATAAACGAACGGCGGGACAACGACCCTTGAATTGCAGAAAAATTTGAGGTCACAGCCTTGTATTTTCAATTCATATCCCTTTAAGCTGCGGTATAAAATTATGCCGTCCTTACCGTCAAATTTTACTATGTTTCCCACTTTTAATGCCGACACACAATCGTCATCATACGGAACAGAAAATTCAAATTTGCCGAGAGAATATAAATATCTCTCCCACCGCATATCCTTTATTTTCGAGCAAGCCGCAAGGGGAACAAGTGTTTTAAAATCATAAATTTTTAATATCACATTCCAACCCCCTTTAACTTATCATAGTACTCTGCCGTGAGTATCAGTACGCTATCCGTTGCGTTGTTGGTAACCTTTATTTTGTTTTCGCCAAGCGGTAACTTCATAAATTCTCCGTCAAGCTGGTGCAATATGTTTGTTTCAACCCCGCCCAGAAAACTCTTTACAGTAGTATTTTCTGTGTCGATGACAACGGACTCACCCTCGGCCATACTGTGATTTATTGTCATCTTTTGCCCGGTTGTTTCGTTTGAAATTACAATAATGTCACTGTCAACACTCTGCGCAGCTATCCCACCTGAACCTACCGGGCGATAAAGCGTTATCACCATATCCCCCACGGTATCACCCGAATTGTTTATGATGCCTCCGCTCGTGCGTTCTGTAAGGACGGCACCGTTTGTAATAACGGTATCAGTGGTTGCCATATTTTCCCGTTTGAATAAATAAAACGTATTGCCCGCAGGCAATTTGCGTTTCCAGTAAAACGAAGGTATTTTAAATTCACAGGTAAAGTTCAAAAAGTTTTGCTTTTCATCGCCGAAATTTGGTGTTGCAGTGGGTCTTGCACGTGCTGTATATGTGTTTCTGCCGCTCGAAACCGTAAGCGTGCCGCTGTCCTTGCCGTTTAACATACGTACAAGATTTTGTCTCAATTTTTCAAGTTCTTGCTTACTTTTTGCGCTTATGTAACCCTTTACTTCCACAATCCTTGCATCGTATAACGTTTCAATTTCCCTTTCTCCGTCCGTGCCGATATACCCTTCTGTTTGTATGCTGACCGTCGCATTGTCACAGTTTAAACTCGAAAGCACATAGGGCGGACCTATGCGTATTTCTATTTTCCCGTATTCGGTTTCAAATTTTAATTTTCTCACATTTTCCACCTACCCCTCAAAGAAAGCAGCCGTTTCGAGTGCCTTTAATGTCGCTTTTACAATCTCCGGACCCGATAAGGCAGTTGTATTGTTTTGGCTGATGTTGATATTTTTTGTATTGTTAGTTACATTACCACCTATCTGAGAGAGATTTTCGGTAATGTTTGAAACAACTTTTCCCACCATTTCAGAAAGCGACTCTTTAAGTCCGGACATAACTCCGCTGCCAATGACTTTTCCAAGAGTTTTAAAATCGTTGGGGTCTAATCCGTGGAGGATTTCCTGTGCAATATTGATGTCCGTCATTTTTTCTTTATAATACGCTGAAAGTTTGTCGATTTTCTTTTCAGCCTTTTTTGTTTCGTATTCCTCATCATCAGCAAGCTCTGCTTTTCTTTTAGAAATATCACGGTCGAACGCTGTATCATCTATCTCCTCCTGCAATTTATCAATTTCTTTCTGAATGGCAATACGGTTTGTTTCATCGTTTTCGTATTCGAGTTTGAGTTTCAGACGCTGCATACGTGTGTTGTAATCCTCATCTTCCTTTGTCTGTTTGCGTTTTTCCACAAGTTTGTCAAGATATTCACTCTCTTTTTCTATCTCACGTTTGCGCTGTTCAAGCCCTTTTTCAATCCACTTCTTTTTCTCGTTGAACTCATCTTCATACGCCTTTTTTCGCTGTTCCGACTCGTTTTTAACTAATTCCGATGTTTTTTCGGCAATAAGTTCCTCAACCTGTGCATATGCCTTAAATCCCGTCTCCCAATCGATTTGACCAACGTTTCGGGCAGACTGTATATTTTCCTGCAAACGTCTTGCCGCTTTAAAAAAGCTGTCTTGCGTACCGTCTGCGAGCGTTCCCCAATCTCCATAATGGTCGGCGTCCTCTATGTACTCCACTGCATCATCAAAATATGCCTTGAACGCATCAACTCCAAGACTGTATATTTTGTTTTGGTCCTCACGCAGAATTTCCTCAAAATAATCAACATCTATTATATTTTTGTTGCGGGCATCAACAGCTTTGGCGATAAGACGCTGTCTTGCTTTTATCTCGGAGTCCTGTTCTCCTGTTTGCGGGTCAATTTCCCAATCGCCACGCAAGTTCCTGTCCGAAATCCAATCAAGTGATTTATTTCGGTTTTTTTTAAATGCATCGGCAAAATTATTCTTTTCGGCGCTGCTTGACGATTGGCTCGATGAGCCGCCCGATGACCTTGACGATGAACCGCCGGAACCGGTCGGTGCATACGCTGAGGTTTTTGTTGGCGTCTTTTCGCCTACTTTCTCGGTTTCGTCAGCTATGGTAGCTTGGTATTTCTGCAAGTCAGTAATATAACCCTTCATATCACTTTCAAGTTTTTTTATTTTATTATTGCTATCATCAAGTTTATTTTTGGCAGCATCTGCCACTCTGTCTGACTCCAAACCAAGCTGTAATCCCAGTTCAGTTTGCTTTTTGTCACTGAGCCAACCAAGCGTTAAATCATAAACAAAATCGCCCAAAGATGCGGGGTCTGTATCATTACTCGCAAGTTTTTCTGCCTTTTTAAAATCCTTGGCATACTTTTTATTGTTGCTCTTCTCATCAGCAAGTTGTCTTGCAGTCTCATTAATTTTTGACTCGTAAGCTGCTGACATCGCCTTTGCGTATGCGAGTTTATAATATGAATTTGTAAGCGCATCTACCTCTCCACGTTGTCTGTTAAGTGTACCGGTTTCACCGTCTATTGCCAACTTTAAGTTTGGAATTTCGGAATTTAAAGCGGATACAATGCTGTTCATTTCTTTTTTTGCAGCCGTTGCCTCCTGCTCGGTCAGCGTCCCGGATTTAAGCTGATTTTCAAGTTCGTAAAGCCTGTCCTTAGACACACGTAGTTGCTCTGCCTGTGTAACTTCGGTAGAATTTAAAACCTTTGTTCTTGCATTAAACTCCTCGGTAACCTTCGTTGCACTCTTTGTCTTTACAATGTAAGTTGTTACTACGGCTACGGCTGACAAAATGGCAGCGGCCAGCGCTACATACACATTCTTATCACACACCGCATTAAATCCGGTTTGTGCGGTTATCATTAGCCCCTTTGTCTCCGCCTCTTCTTTCTCCGCAGCCGTAAGCACAACAGTTGCACCGGTTTCGAGGTTTTTGCAAACATATGCCTTCCCGCTTAAAACATTTGATATTTCTGATACAGTATTATAGAGTGAAATTGCTCCTGTAACTGCGGAATACGCCAACTTGGCAGAACCGATGCCGAGCCCCAATGCTATAAATCCGTCACGATACTTGTATATAAATTCAATGGCCTCTGCCGTAAAACTTATAAGACTTGCAATATCGGCGCCGATTTCTTTTGCGGCACTGTCAAGTTGACCGTTCTCGGACATTTCGTCTATCTGTGCAAGCAAATCGGCAAATTTAATTTTTAAATACTCAAAACTTTCCTCGCCAACTTTTCTTGCGAACATTGTAACGTTATCAGAGGCTGTCGAAAGCATACCTTCCATCGTTTGGGACTGTTTCTCCATCATTCCGAAAAACCGACCGCCTTCGTTTGTCATACCTGCCATAGCTGCATTAATTTCATTTATGCCTATTTTGCCATCGGTAATATAGCTGAAAAGTTCTTCCTGCGTGAGTTCTAACTGTTTTTGCAACTCACTGAGTATAGGTACACCTGCCTCGGTAAACATATTAAGCTCTTCAAGGCTTACCTTTCCCTTTGCAAGCATTTTTCCGTAGGCATTTGTGAGCCTGTCGAGTTTGTCCGCTTGACCCATAGACAAGTCTCCGAGCTGTTGCAATCGCTTTTCAATATCATCTTCGGCAGTGCCGAAAGCGAGTAACTGCGTTGTTGCCTTCGTCAAATCCGAAGTTTCAAACGGAGTTACCGCTCCCATATTTTCGAGCCTGCTCATAATCGCATCTGCCTTCTCTGCACTTTGCAAAAGCACCTCAAATGATGTTTTGGATTGCTCGTATTCAGCATTGGTGCCGATTAATGCCTCATAAAGTTTTTTGCCGGCATAACCCACCATAAGCCCTTTAAGCATATTAATACCGTTTTTTATGGAGCCAAAAGTATCATTTGCGGCCGATTTTACATCGTCAAAGTTTTTCCGAGCCGCCTTGCCATACTTTCCAAATTCCTGCTGCGCTTTTTCAAGTTTTTCATTTACATCTTTGATATTTCCGGCAAGCTTTTTTTGAGCATTGGCATTTTCGGTCAGGTCATTTTTTAGCTTTTTCACCTGTTCGCTATTTCTGCCAAATTCCTTTTTTGCCGCCGCAAGTTGCTGCCGTATTTCCTTTTGGCGTTCCTTCAACGAGTCGGATTGTGCGGCAAAATCTTTGAGCGTACTTTTGCAGGCATTAATCGCCGCAACATACGAGCTGCTGTCACCCGTTAATTTGATATGTATACCGTTGTTTTCCATATAAACCTCCAAAATAAGCATAAAAATAACGCTCACATCAGTGCAAGCGTTAAGTTATTTGCTTTTTAAATGCGTTGCCTGCCCGGATATATTTGTCAATATCAAAGTCCGTAAAGCGCCCTGACACCCGGCTGTATATCGACCTTGCTGTCGCCCGTCAGAACGCTGAACAACGCCCGTGGTTCTTGCCGTGCAAGTTCCTTGGGGAGTATACCCCAATTTTCAAAGAGTACCTTGTAAATATCACGAAGTTTTCCATTGCCGGAACCGGCATTACCGGACGTGCGGCAAAACGAAATTTCCTCACGGAATTTTTCAAGAATATGACAGCACAAATTTAAAAGAGCACCATATTCGAGCTTATCGACATCAACGACAGTATCCTCAAACAAATATCTTGCCGCATCACTGCAAGCCTTGATAAATCCGCTGCTCCTGGCATCGTCTATAATGCACATTGTTTCAAAGTCCCACGGTTTTGATTTTACGGCTTTTCCGCCAATGTTGACGGTAAATCTCATAAATTACCACCTCTGCATAAAGTGTGTTAAACGGGGCGATTTTGCCCCGCTAACGTTTTATGAATTGTCGCTGGGGAGCCACGAGAAATCAGTAAACCATTTTGACTCAATCGTGGCAGCGGTTACACCCGACGGAAGTTTCGGGTCGTCAGAGTCGAGCATTTGAAATGCCATAGAGTCCAAAAACCTGCACGACGCCTTTGCCGAAAATCCGTTTGTCTGAAAATCTATGCTGCCGCCTTTGGTCTGAAATTTCTGCTCGTTCGGCACACACTTAATCTTGAATATGCGAACATAACGGTAAGCGTTATTTGTTTTCATTATTCTGTATGCCAATGCAATGTACGGTGAATTGAGGTCACCGCCGGAAAGCGTTCCGTCTGTCGAATAACTCTCGCCGTAAAAGTCGGCACGCATCGAGGGCGGAACGTCTGCACACGCAACCGCCACGTCAATATCACCGGGGGCGGTTGCCGTATCATATACTACATTGTCGGCATACATTGATGCCACTGACCCGTTTTGATTAAAACCCACTTCGGTAACTCCGGGAATCTTTATGGGGGTAGCGGTTGTAAAAGCCGCTGATGTGTCGGCAGTTATCTTTGCATAGTGCAACATATCTACGCCGACCATTGGTACATAACTCTGTGTGTTGGTATTTGCCATAAATAATCACTCCTATAAATTAATTACGTTTATTTTAAAATACATTGTTTTTCTGTTAAGACCGCTTGGGTCTTTAAATCCTCTGCCGAGGACACGGGCAAAACCGTTTGCGGTCATTATTTTGCTTACCTCACAAGATAACATCTCGCACCGTTGCCGTGAATTACCATTGTCCCACACATCTATTTGAAATGTGATATTTGAAAGCACTTCTTTACCCTCAATGCTCATATCCTCTGTGTTTGACACTTCGGTCAAAGTTATAAGCGGCATTTTTGTGCTTGCGGACGGAAATTCAAGCTCTACCGGTGCAATATCTTTCAAAAGTAAAAATATCGGTCTGTTAAGGTCAACCATTTTGCATTATCCTCTCGCTAATGAACTTAAATTCAACTCAGCTATATTTCAAGCGCCTGCTTTACGCTCTCTATAATCTGCTGTTTGTTTTCTTCAAGTGCCGGGTACATAAACGGCTGCGGTTTAATGCCCTGATACGGGTATTCGGCTCCGTCGTCACTTTGAACAAGTTTACCGTCGCTGTTGCGCTTTCGCCGCCTCTTTGACACGACGTGGTCTACGGACGGGTCACCACGCAATCCCGTGCCATATTCCTGATATATTGCATACTCCATATTGGTATTGACATCATATCCACCGTCTATTTTTGAAACTACAATACTGCGTCTGAGTTCGCCGGAGTCAACAGGGCATTTGAGCTTTGCAGAGGTCTGCACTATGACCGCTCCCTTTTTAAGCCCTTTATCCACCAAGCCGTCCGTTCTTTTGCCCAGGCTTTCGAGTTTTTCTATTGTATCTTTCAGACCGGTTACTTCAAAGTTAAACTCTGCGCTCATTGCATAACCTCCGCAACCGCCTTTTTGTGAGTTGAATACTTGCTCAACGAAATTATTTTGTGAGTGGGTGCGCCGTTCCTTTCGAAGGAAACGGCATCTCCCACATCACAGTCAATATCACATATGAGCGTGCACATACAGTAAACCTTTTCGCCGTACATTTCAGCAGTAATTTTGTTTTCTGCCGGCTGAACATTGCATTTTATCGGACGGCAAGGCACATATTTGTTCTCAGTGCCTACGTAATCGCTCTCTGTTTCCACCCGTTTAAATACATACACGGTTTTTAATCCTCTTCTGTGAAGGCGCATCTATATCACCCGTACCTTTATATAACGGTTTAATCGCCGGCGCAGGTCGGGCGGAATATCGGTTTCAAAGGTTCTGCTTATGCCGCCCTCGGTATGACCGCTTTGCCCCTCCGCTCCTATGCGGTTGTAATAAACGACGGCAAGTCTGAGGACAACCGTTTCAAGCTCGCTTATCATTTCTTTGCGCCGGGTGTAGTCCAAAACTTCCTGCGTTGCATCGGACAAAAGCAATTTGAGCAATTCGTCATCGCCGTCCGTTCCGGTCATATCAAGTAATATTTTCAATTTGTCAAGCATACGCATCTCACCGCCTAACCGAGTACTCTCACCGCAAGCTCCTCATACATAGTCTTATAGCCGTAGAGAATGTCCATAGAGAGCATCTCTTTCTTGTACTGCATATTGTAACCTCTTACTACACGCAATGATATTCCGTTGTAGCTTGTTACATAGCTCTCCACACCTGCCGGCGCTGTGAGCGGTCTTGTTACAAACGCAAAGGCATTCGGGTTAAATGCAAGGTTTGCGGTGTGGTCGCCTGCCACGGTAACTGCGGTTGAAGTTTTAATATCCTTTTTAAGAGCCGGATAAATGTCTACGGTTATCTCATTGCTTTCCGCTGTTGCCGTGTTCTTTACAACGTATGTGTCGCCCAATATGGTGAGCACATCGCCCTTTACAAGTGTACCGGTCACGGCAGTTGCTGCGAGCGCAACGGAAGTTGCACCGGCACTCACTGCCGCCTTGGGCTTAACATCTGCGCTGAGCGTTCCTTTCTTGTGAGTCTTTACTGCCTGACTCATATAGTTATCAAGGCCGAAAATTCTGCCTATCGAACCTTCACGCAGTGCGTCTGTCGTGCCTGCCT